GTCCTTTCCCCCCAGCCGTATTTACGACATTTGGAACTGTTCAAGATTTACGACCGAAGTCGCTGCCCGGCGGGCGACATTTGATGACTTACTTGACAAGTCATGCAGAAACAAGTGTGCAGTGTAGCAACACGACAACCCATACTCGGATGGGAAACACGCGACCACTATCCACGGATTAGTCTACTGGGCCAGTTGTCCAGACTGGGTTTTCGAACTTTATTCACCGGGCTCTAGTGATGGATGTTAGGGTTGAAGGTGCATTACAAAGCACGCGATCGGTATATGGAGCTATACAGAGTGTGCCGCTTAAGCTTGAGGCACAGTAAAGGCTGTAACAGTGATGTTACTCACCAACCCACCAGTGATTAATGCCACGGGATAGGTGATGATGCCACTCACGTTCACGTCGTCTAGATAGACGCCGATCTCGTAAGTCAAAGAATTGCTCACAGGATTCGTTCCTGTGATGACGGTACTATTTGAAGTTGGCGTTGTTGGATTGTATGGCCACGCAAGCAAGTTGTTAAATCCTGCAGTTGTTGGCCAAGATAGTGTCGCAGGCGAAGTCATGCCGACCCCCTGTATGGTAACAGCGAGGTAGACATAACCAGCAGTCCCTGCGGGAATAGTGATGGTGCGTGCTCCAAATTCCAGGGGTAACGTGCCCTGGCTGGTTTTCACGCCACTGAAGAAAGATGCCGCTGTGCCCCCTGCGAAGTTAGCACCCAAATATGCGGGGCTACTCGTTACGGGGGAATTGATCAGCGGTTTCTTGAGCTCGACTTCGTAAGTGACCCAAAGGTCACCAACTATGTCATCTGAACTCATTCCCTGTGTTGCGACGAAGGTTCTTGCCAGATCGTACATCAATGGCTCACCGGATGTAATCGCGGTGTTGCGTATGTAATGAATGGAGAATGGATTTTCCTTTGGATCACATTCTAGCGGGTGACAGGCAGTCTCGAAAGGTACTACTTCTGTTGCCCAGTATTCATTCATCATTTCCGCCTTGTTCTGCGGGGCTGTGTCTGTTGCTCTATATGTGGTTTGCAACATGACTGACCCCAAAGCGGCTGTGGAGCCGTTGAACGTGCCAGATGTGGGTACATAATGAAATACGAGACCCTTAAACTCGTATTCCTGGAAGCGGGTTGCAATCCCAGCTAACCAGGGGAAAGTGCCTTGAAGCCCAGGATTAATATCCAGGCTTGCTTGGGTGGTGAATGGTTTGGAACCGTTGATCGACCGAACGAACTCGCGGTGTCGCACAGTGACGGACTGGCCGTTGTTGTGCATCATCGGAATATTGTTGGACGCTCTCTGAACAAGACTGTTCTTGGATACCATGTAATCGCCACTTCCCAGCCACTTTGATAGAGCAGCGCCAAGACTCGAACCGGTTGCGGACCCAACGGCGGGAGCTCCGAAAAGCCCCCCTACCGCGGTCCCACCAACCGATCCCAGTGCTCGCAGCGCGTGCCCCAGTAGGGTGATTTCCTTGTTGTTTGTT